CAGGGGCGATGGGTAATACTGACCATCGCCCCATCCTTCCTCAGCACACAACAATTATATTATTATATATCAATCCAACAAAGTAAACGACACCCTATAGGACCTAGTATGTTCACACGCGGGGAGCGTGGTATCCATCAACGTATTTGCATTTGAATATATTATCCATATAGGGAACGATCCAAATCCACGCATCCACTGATCTGTATCGATTATCTTCGGCCGCAACTTGTGTCTTAAGTTAATAGATGATCCAGGCGTCATAGTGAAAGTCTTATCTATAACAGGCGGATGGAAATATTCATCGTAATCGGCTTCATCTTGCAGTCGGGCAAGTCTTTTTCTCGGCCACAGAGTAGCAGTTTGACTTGTCCATTCAAACCTTGGAGCAACATCATTAGCATTTGTAAAATTACGTTGTTGCTGTTTAGGATAAACTAACTGAATTGACACATTCAACATGTCTGATTCAGTCGCAGTTCCTTCGATGTTACGCAAAGCATAACCAACACCAAGTTCAACTATTCCACCACGAATAAATACTTTGTTAGGGGTCAACGTCGGTATCACGATAGGAATCGCGAAATTAGTACCGCGTAAACCACCACCGGGTGTCCAAAAGGGTGCAGAACGATCGAAAGCTTCATATAGTTTAATATGTGTCCAAACTGGACTAGCAGTTAATGCAGATAGCACTCCTGTAAAGGTGTTGAAAGACTCGATAGCTTTAAATTTTTGATCTAAGCTAGAGCGCTTCCATGCTTCATTTCGATACTGTCTTCGTCTTCTGAAAGTGAGCTTTCTTGGTCTACTAAATAGTCCGCTAGAAAAGCCAGTACTTCTTGAAGTAAATCCTGTAGTACGTCTATTTTTGCGAGCACCAAATCTTGAAAATCTTCGGCGCTTAAATTTCGGCATTTGGGGAGTTCCATTGCTTCTCTTACGCTTTTGAAGGAAACGTGCCATTTGTATTCTCTGATGTTAATGCCTATCCCCTTTTATAGCACGGCACTGAGACTATAGACTCGTCGTCGCTAGGCGCTCCTCCTCGGGAGGGACTTTAGACTCGCTTCGCTCGGGAGGGTGACACCCCCCCCACTGTGCTTCGCACAGTGGACCCCCCTCTAGGGGGCGTGGGAAGATTAGCTATGACCCGCTGCTCTGGACTCTACGCAATAGTTTCTTTTATTTCATTTCTTCAATTACAATCCTTCTCAGTAAAGCTGAGGTTTGAGGGTGTGGTATACCCTCTTTGTCTCTGAAACAATCTTCAGGACTGAAGTTACTAGTTACAATAAACTTATCAGCTAACAGAGGAAGCATTCCTCCTTTATTTTCAACCATGCATTTATATCTATCAAACCATCTTAATAGATGATTTATATCGATTCCATTAGGTCCGAAATCGTCAATTATAACTTCCTTTTCCATTAAGTATCCATTCCACCATTTTGTTCTGGGTTCCTTTATATAAGCTTCCGGCATCTCTCCATGAGCCTTTCTGGATTTTCCAACTCCAGGTTCTCCATATATCCATGTACAAACGATATCTGGACGGTCTACCGGCCTGCATAAACTTAGAGTGTTTCTAAGCAAGTTATGTCCGGTGAACAGATAGGTTCCTGGTCTAGTGGCACTGAACTCAGATATTCCAACATTTCCTGACTTGAAATGTTCCATAAATTCTCTGGCGATGATATCTCTATTGGCGGGGGTGGCGGAGGGGGGTTCAGGGATATTACCTCCTTCTGCAAAGTTTCCATCCTTTGAGCAATATTCTCTATTCTGTCTAGCAGTACCTCTTGCGATCTCGAAATGGATCCGAGAGCCAAACTCACTCCGAACATAGCCGAGATTACGGCGTCTTCGAAGTGAGATGTACCCCTGGAGGTGTGGAGTTCCTGTAGAGGAGACTTCTTTCCCGACGATCCAATACCTAGCGGACTCTTCCGCTTTGGCACAGATTCGGGTGTATTCTTCTTCGTCATAGTTATTTAGAGTAAAGCAGTAGTGGAAACTAATTGGAGCAACTCGAGGCATTGAACTTTATTCATAGAGGGGGGGTATTTATACACACAAGGGAGACAGGGAGGCAGGGAGGCAGGGGCGATGGGTAATACTGACCATCGCCCCATCCTTCCTCAGCACACAACAAT